GAGATTCCGCAGCCGCGTGCCCACCGCGCCCGCGATGCCGGCGCTATCCAAAAACAGCATCGCGACGCGCTGCCCCTGATACGTGTTACTCAGCACATCCGCTAACCGGTTCGTGAGCACGCCCGGATCACGCGTGAGCTCGCCCGGAATGCGAATCGCAGGAATGCTCCGCGCATCGCGCCCGCGCCGGAAGCGAATCACGTTGCTGTCGCTGCCGCCCCAGGCCAGGTCGCAACCCGCCACCAGCGGTTCATCGGACAGCACGACCACCTGGCGCTTCTGCGCGTCGAGCACGCGGGCGCTATCGATAAACTGTGCATCTTCCGCCTTCGGCGGCACCCCGCGCACGCGCACGCGAAACCGGTCGCTGTCTTCACCGCCCCAGTCTTCGAGTTGCTCCGCAATCAGCCCTTTGTTCGGAAAACGGCAAGTGCGGGCATCGATGATCCAGGCCTTCCAGCGCCGGCCGCCGCTACCGAATACGACATCGTGAAACACGCCGCGACGGCGGGTTGGGTTGCCGAACAGAAACCACATCGGCTCGCCATCGGTCAAACCGCCTTCCTGCACTTCATGAATGACATCAGGCACGTTGCTGTCTTCATCGTTCACATAAAAGCTGGTCGAGGCTACATTGTGCTGCCCCGCGAACGCTTCGCTGTTATCGGGGTCGCAGGTTTGCGGCGAGCACTTCCACGATGTGCGATAGCCCGCGCGATACATGATGCTGCTGTTCAGCACAAACCAGTGCGCCGTAATGCTGCGCTTCGTCCATACATCAATCGCGGCCCAAGTTTTATCTTGGAGTTGCGTGTTCGTGTTCGCAGTGATGACGCCCTTCGCATCGCGGCGCGTGCTCATGATGAAGTTCACCACCATGCCGGTGAGCGCGCCCTTGCCGATGCCGTGACCTGACGACACCGCGCCTTTGATGGGGAGCACCGCATCCACGCCGTTGAAGTGCCGGCTGGCGATTTCATGGCCGAGCCATTCGAGAAACTCACACTGCCACCTGTCTGGCTCTTTATAGGCTGAGAGGGGCGTGTTGGGTTCGCCCCAGGTGAACGCGCCGCGCACATAGCCGAGAGGGTTGCTGTAGTGCTCGCTGCAGAAGTCGTGGAGTTCGCTCTCGAAGTCGCGACTCTGTGGAGAGAGGGTCTGCGTGCCGTGGCCGTATTCAGCTTTCAGCCACGGCGTCATGCCGTCAGTCATGGCACAGAATGAATCTGATGATCGCGGTGATATTCACAATCTTGGCACCAGATGTCGCGGTCGTCTCCTGGTTCATAGGGCGTGCGCGAATTGAACGGGTGCGGCGTCAATTCTTCATCCGGACATTCGTGGTCGAGATCGAAGATGAATCCGCTGTGGCAATTACAGCAATGCACGTCCACCGCCGTGCCGTGCTCGCAGACGTGATCACCGACATCGTTGATCGTAATCTCCAAATCCCTCACTCCTTCTCAGCCCTCGCGCGCTGCTTCGCGCGGTCCAAGCGCGCGATCAGTTCTTCTGGCGCACTGATTTCCACTTTGTCCTTGAACATCCCGAACGCGCGCCCCGCCATCTCGATTGCTTTCGTTTTGTCCCACAGTTTGATTTCCACCGTGATGTCCTGCGAATCATCGCCCACGGTGAGATTTTCTGTTTTCACTTTCACGCTCGCGATACAGCGCTGAAAATCTTCCGGCATCGCCTTCAGTTCGCGCAGTGTGAACTTTTTGCGGTTGCCATGCACGCCATCGAACGCATCAAGAATGTTGCTGAGCGCGAGGCGCTTGATTTCCAACTCGAGCCGCTCGCGCGTGAGCTTGTTGTGTGAGCCGCGAGGCCGGCCGGGGCCCGCGTCCTTCTTGAGATGCGCGGTGGGCGGATGTGGGTTTGCCAAAGGGTTATTGACTTGAAATCATACACGAAGAGGCTGAGGAGGGACATCCTCGTAAGTGAGGCAAATCGATGCCACCATGCCACCTCATGCCACCTTTTTGGCATTTTCGTAACTGCGTACACGTGATCTCATATACATGTATACATATACGTAAAAAGGTGGCATAGGTGGCATATGTGTAGGTGGCTCAATAATATCCACCTCAGTCACGAGGTGGCATGCATGCCACCTTAAGGTGGTGTCCAGAATTTACGCATCCGGTCGCGTTTCCATTGGGCATGCCGGAGGATACGCGCGACACGCATTTGGCTGGTTTTATCGAGTTTGTCTGGCGTGAATTTGAGGGGGCCCAGCAAGATGTCCTTGACGAACACGGACGGCGATGTGAGCACGTAGTGCTGTGCCCAATCCAGCACGAGTGAGGCCCATTCATCATGCTGGTGGCGAGCGGCCTGCTCCGTTTGCGTAATCGCCGGCATCTCCCACCAGGTCGCCCCGCGCTGAAAGAGCATCACCGCTTCCGCGAACAGTTGGGATCGTGCGGCCGTGAGCGACGCCAAATTGATGGCGCCGCATTGGATGGGCCAGAATCGGCGCCCGCCCGTTTCGTCGGTCAGCCAATCATCATGGTTCGTCGTGCCGGCGAACACACATTGGCGAGGAATGTCAATCGTGCGTCGCCCATAACTGGCGCGATAGGTGTCCGACGTGCGAGACAACATCCCCTTCACGTGTGCGCTTTCCGTCTTGGAAAAAGCATTCAATTCACAGAGTTCGATGACCCATTTTCCGCGTAAGGCTTGCAGGAAATCCTTCGAGGCCGCGGATTCATCGAGCGCGCAGAACCACTCGCCGCCCACAACAGCAAGCGCGCTGGATTTAAAGATGCCCTGCTCCCCTTCGAACACCGGCATCGTGTCGCATTTGCAACCGGGGCACAGCACGCGCGCCACGAGACTGAGAAAGAAATTGCGGCTGGCCGCGCGGACATAATCGCTCGGTTGCCGATCGGCGCCCCAGTGATCTTCGAAGGCTAAATCAATGCGCGAGATCCCGTCCCAGACCAGCGAGAGCAACCATTCCCGCACGACATGCCGCCCCCGTCGTCGAGCCACGAGATCCACGGCATCGGCGACGAGATGCTTCGTAATGCGCGTGAGTCCCGTCGTGTCCTGCAGGTAGACAGTCAAGGCGACATCGTCATCATCGCGCCACTCCCGCGGCGCGGAATTCGTCACGATGATGCGCCCCGTAAATTCATCGAAATAGAGATGCGCTGCATCCCAGAGCGGATCGTGTTCCAACACGCGCACGGCGTTCGTCAGCGTTTGGTAGGGAGGCTTCCCGAGTCCTGGTGCATCGAGAATCGCGCCCCAATTCACAACGCACGCAGCGATTCCGCACGAAGTGCTTCAAGTCGCTGCAATTGCTGGGCGCGTGGGATCCACCGTCCAACTTTTGAACGCGAATAATCGCGCTCGCCTGCCGCCACGATGGCAACGCAGGTTCCACTGTGATGGAGAACGCCGAGTTCCCAATTGAAAATATCAGGCGAGGGTCGAAGGCAGACAAAACACAGACGAGCGGAACGAATCTCGCGACGCGTCATACCGCACCTTCTCTCTAAGATGCACACCGCGCTGGGCCACAACGTGAGAGAGCACGTCGTGCGCTCGAAAGGCGAAGAGCCGGCCAGCTCCGCCCAGCATCAAGCCCCTATTGGCTTGAATAGCCGCATTTTACTGAGAACATCGCGCCTAGTCTACGTTGGGAACGCACAGAACCTTGCACACAAGATAGCCCGCTGGCTGAGATGGGAGGCTACCAGCGGCGGTATCACGCCGAGAGCAGGCCGCGAATCTTTGTGCCGAGCGCTTTGGTCGCCAGATCTAGCGTGTCACATGACCCGCCACTCTGCCGCGCCAGATCGCGCAGAAAGCGCTCGCCCGGATCGCCCGGTCGGCCGATGAACACGACATCGATCTTGCACCGCGACTGTTTTGCCGCGATGAGCGCCCGCGGTGGATCATTCGGCGCGCCATCGCTCACCACAATCAGATGCGCCGCGCCCCGTCCCGCGCAGTAATCGATCGCTTCGGCGAGCGGCGTGCCGTTGCCGCCCACATCCGGAATGTCGGCCGCGATTTCTCGCGCCGCCGCACCCTCCACGGGAAACGCCACTTGCTGCACACTCGGCAGATCAGCGCGCAGTTGCCGCGCGACACTCCGCAGTTTCTGGATGGCGGTCTGATTCGGCGCAATCTCCTCGCTCATGGAATACGAGCAGTCCAACAGCAAAAATGTGCCCGTCGCGCGCCGGTGCTGCTTGATGCGTTCGGCCAGCGACGAATTGCTCGAGATGCGTGCCGTGGCGATAATCTCAGACGACATAACTAGTCTCCTCCTGGAAAATTGCTGAGATGAGAAGCACCAGCGCGGTTTTCAGCGCCACACGGGCTTCCGGTTTTACGCGTGAGCCGAGCCCGAGCGCTTTGCACTTTTCGTATTTCGTCCACGCCGCATCGATCTGCGGCGTAGACGTGCGCGCGGCCATGCGCACGAATTGCACTTCAAGTGCCTCGCAGGCCGCGACCGCGGGCGGCAGGTCCGGGGCGCGCACGACCTCACGCGGAGCGGCGGGCTTCGGCGCGGGTGCCCAGGCCTTCGACGTCGGTGGCGCACTCGGCGGATTGGCGCCGAGGCAGGCGAGACACATCACGCCTTTGATGCCGGGGGTCCACTCGCAGCGGTCCCCGACTTTAATTTCGACGCGCCCGCACTGCCGGCACCAACTCTGATATTTCGACGTGATCAGCATCAGTGCCTCGTGGCGCCGGTATCTATCGGTGGCATCTCGTCTGTGGTCGGTTCGAATTCCGCCAGCACATGCGGAATCAGCGTCTGCAGCAGGTCGAGCGCGCACGGCAACTCGCCGCCGTGCTGATCGAGGCCTCGCAGCAGCAGCGCCCGCACCAGCAGCAACAACGCAGGTAGAATGATCCGGTTCTGCTCGCCGAGAAAGACCGGCTGAATGCGCTCCGCGAGCGCGCATACGGCATCGACATGAGTAGGCTTCGTGTCCATTACGGGGCTCCGATCAACTGCGCCAACGCCAGCGCGACATCGTTGACCTCACGGGCCACCACGGCCAGCCCGCCGGCCGTCTGCACCGCCCGAAGAAACCGCGCCTGCTCGTCCGTGGTCCGGCGACGCCCGACCTTTCCCTCGACCGCCACGAAAACGGCTAGCGCACGGCCGAGCATGGCCTCGGTGACGATGACCGGCACCCAGCCGATCAGGTCGCTGGAGCCAACGCACAGGCCGCTGGAAATCCAGCGCCCATCGGCGAGCTGATAGGTGCCGACCTGGTTGCGAAACAGCCGCACCCCAGCGGCCGAATAGTGGAGCATGAGGCGCTGCAGCAGGTCTGTTTCGCTCAAAACTTCAGCCTCCGTTCAACCCATCGCTTCATCGCTACGCCATGCACCACTTCGCGCTGAAGATTCTCGCCGAGGTCCATGATGTCCTTCGGTTCCCATTCCGGCATCATCAGATATTTCCGATAACGGCGCTCTATCCACTCCTTGATGTAGCGTTTACGTTCGCGTAGGGTCCAGAGCGCCAGTTTACCGAGTGCGCAGTTGCATTCTCGACACGCACGCACTTCAAAAAACGGATAGCGTTCGACAAGCCCAAGCTCGATCAATTTCTCTCGGCTCACGCGTGGCGGCACATGATCAATCGATTCGCCGATTTCACCACAGTAGATGCAAACCAATTCAGCCTGCGCGATGCGCTTCGGCATCTTCCACGCCTTTTGGCGACAGGCATCAGAACAGAAGCGGTGCCACGAACGCGACGGCTCGAAGGACTGACGACAGACCCGGCAGCGGATATTTTTTACCTTGCGCATCTACGCATTGTAACGCGTTCCGTAACGCGTTTTCAAGCCGTTCTTCGGTGCGCCTTCGCGCGCTGACTCATGTGCCAGGCCCAGCCTGCGCGATACCCAAGCATCTTCGCCAGCGCCTGCCACTGCGCCAGCGTCTGACACTGCCCGTAGAATTCCTGCCGCCGTTCACGTAGTGCCCGCAGCGCCGCCGCATCGGTTTCCTGCAGCACGCCCTCGACCTGCTGCACCTGGCGCGCCTTCACCTCGAACGCTGCGCCACAGTAGGCACACACCCGCGACGAGGACCGGGACACCCCGAAGCAGACTGGACAGCGACGCACACCCAGCACTCCTTCTCGGCTCTTCGAAGACGAAGCACCCGTCAGCGACCACTGTCGGGAATCATCGGGCAACCCGTGTCGCTCCCAGTGGCCGGCATGGTCAAAAATTCGCACGACAGCCTTACCTGCGGCCGGCCGCAAACCTCGACCAACTTGCTGGAGATATAGACCCAGCGATTGTGTTGGCCGCAGAAGGAACAACCCGTCAACGGCTGGCACGTCCAATCCTTCGCTGAAAAGATCCACGCTACATAACACTCGCACGGTTCCATTCCTGAACTCCTTCATCGCGTGTGCGCGCTCGGCCTTCGGTGTATCACCATCGACATGCTGAGCCGCGATCCCTGCCGCCACGAACGACGCCGCCATCTGCCGTGACGCATCCAGATTCCACGCGAACACCAGCGCGCGTCCGCCCGCGCAGTGCTGGCGATAGTGCGCGAGCGCATCGCCGACCACGCTGCTCTGTTGCATCGCGCCGGCGAGTTCGCGCTTGTTGTAGTCGCCAGCTACGCGATGCACGCCTGAGAGATTCGCCGCCGAGGGCGCATAGAACTTGTAGGCGCTCAGCCAGCCTTGCGCGATGAGGTCGGCCGTCGTCGGGCCTTCAACGGGCGCGTCGAAGTAGGCACCGAGGCCGCGCCCGTCGAGGCGCTGTGGCGTGGCCGTGAGGCCGATGTGGACGGCGGACGGGAACTGCTGCGCGAGCGCGGCCCAACTTTTACTCGCAAGATGATGACATTCGTCCCACACACACACGTCAGGACTCGTGAGATGACGTGCTCGCCGTTCCAGAGATGGGACACTGCACACCTGCACGGGAGCAAGTGGCGAGGCTGGATAGCCTGCCGCAACCACGCCGGTGTGAATATCAGCCGTTTCGATGAAGGTTTCAACGCTTTGCTCCAGTAATTCTTTGCGGTGAACGAGGAACCAGGCGCGCTTGCCACGGGCGGCCGCGCTCGCGAGCATCTGTGCGACCAGCACAGTCTTACCGCTCCCGGTCGGACACTGGATCAGGATCCGTCGCACGCCCTGCCGCATGAGGGCGCGGGTGCGCTCGAGAAGATCGATCTGATAGTCACGCAACTGAATCATGGCTTCCACGCCCGCGCAATCCAGCACGCCAGCGGCAATGGAATCTTCGCGATGTGCGCGGAGGCGGCTTTACGTGCCGTGCTCTTGCTGCTACTCCGCCGCGAGATCGATGGCTGTTCGGCGTTGAACCAATCACCACCTTGCTTGATGCCATCGCCTGCAAGTTGCATCTTCGCGGTGTCGCCGTAGTGCTTACTGCGCCAGCCTTCCGAGATGCACCGCCCATCCGGATTCTGCCCTGTGCCGCTCGTCGTGTTGTGCGCCACGTTGAACCAGGATCCGCCGTCGTTCTTTGTGGCCTTCACCGATGCCGACTGGAACGACTTGCCGGAACCATCGAAGCGGAAGCCGGGAACCTTCTCGCCGTCATCTTGGATTTGATCCAAGTGAATCGCGCAGAACTGATTGCCTGTGCCGGGCTTCGGTCCTTTGCCTCGATGTCGCGTGATCGGCATCAACGCGGGCACATCGCCCCACAGGTAGAAACTGCCATAGTGCCAGCGAGCGCGCCCAACCCACTTCTGCGCCCCGCACACATTCTCCACCACCAACGGAATGTAGTGTCCTGCGGCCTCGCACGCCTCGCGCTGAATCCGAAAGCACGCGTTGAACAACGCATTGTCCGGCGGCGGGAGTGCCTTCGCACGCTTCCACGGCATCGCGCGATAGCTGTAGGCCTGACACGGCGGCGAGGCCACGATCAGTGCGGCATCACGAAACTGTGCGCCGTGCAGCGTGAGCACGTCCTGTATCACGAGTTGCGCCGGATAGCGCGCGGAGCCGTAGACATGCTGCTCGTTGTCGAAGCCGACCACGCGATAGCCTTCTGCCAACAAGCCGTCCGTCCAGCCACCGAGCCCGCAGAACAGATCAATCCCGAGCGGCTGATTCATCGCTCATCTCAGCCCGCACACTAGTAATGCCAGCCTTGACTACGAATCCACGCCGCTCGCATTTGCACGATTTTTTCTTCAAGATCATGGATCGCTTGTCGCTCTTCACTCATGGCACGCATCAGATTTTCAGGCAGTGCCAATTCGCCGACATGCTCGATGTGATGTTCATGGTAAATAACAGGGCGAAGATCCAACGCCCACAATTGGTTGGCGAGGTCATGCAGATATTCCAACATCTGTCGGTGCGCCGCCAAGTCGCCGAGAATCTCGCGCAGATCCGCTGGCTTCGGCAATATGGCATCGCTCATTCTTGGCCGCCGTGCATCTCAGCCCGCACATAGCGCCGCAGTTCTTCGCGTGCCGCTTTCAGTTGCGCCTCGAGTGCGGCGATGCGCTGCTGCTGCGCGTACAGTTGCGCCAGAGCCACGCTGACCATCTCGCGGCGGACATCAGACATCGTCTGATCGTTTTCTCGCCATACGCTCTTCGCACTGACAAGGTGTATAGCCATGACTCGTCAGCTCAGTCTCGCACTCGCTGTCGTGGCGCTCGCAATCTATGCAACCGCGGCACATCTCGCCCGCATAGGCCGAGCCGTCCCAATACGCCACCATGCCCGTTCCGCCGCATCGGCCGAGGTCGGTATCATCAGCCATCCGGCGCACTGTAGCATAAATCAGGAACAGGCGCAACTACGGACGGCGCTTGACAGCGTTCCTGATGTTTGCTACAGTCTCGCGCATGGACAGCAACCGCCCCACGCATTACACCTACCAACTGCCGGACGGCACACGCTTTCAGTGCGCCGCTGACCTGTGCAAAGGCGCCAGCGTCATCACCTTCGAACTGAAAGCCGTGCCACCCGCGCTCCGCGGGCGCATTGTGGATGCCATCATCGTGACGGCACCACGTCCGCGTGATGGGCGCTGCCTCTGCGGCCTGCTCGTGGCCGACCACTTCACCCGCGCCAACCGGAAACTGACCTGCGAGGAGACGGCGCGCCGCGCCGAGCTCCCGACCGTGCGAGGCTGATCATGTTCGATTATCGCGACCCTGGCACCGATCCGGATTATTGTGATGGATTAAGCACGGAAGGTCACCGCTATGCAGACCCCGACTGTGAGTGTCCCGAGTGCGTGCCCGATGCGCAAGAACTGAATGGACCGGAATTCGACTGCGTTGTCTGCAACAACATCGAAACCGATGACACCTTCTGGCCCTACTGCTCGGCGGCTTGTGTGGCGGCAGCCGAAGGAGACGGCGATGACTGACCGCGGCAAACTGCACATTCGCGACGCGCACGAGGATTCCGTCCGCGTGTTGCTACGCACGGTCGCTGAACAGGAAGCCACGATCCGGCGACTCTCGGACGAGCATCAGCGCATTGTGCGCGTGCTGACAGCGTTCAAGGCCGCGCCGATTTCGGTGTCGAGCGTGCAGCCGATTCTGGACCTGTGCGACGAACTGAGCAAGGAGCCAACACGATGATCACGATCACGCGAGAGATGGCCACGAAAGTGCGCGACACCGTCGCGGCTGGCCTCACAAACGGGCTGGGCACGCAGGCGCCTGGCAAGATGTGCGTGGAAGCCGCCGTGTGCTATGCGCTGGGCCTGCCGCATGGCGATGATCCTGGCTGCGTCGATTCGGCGCTCCGTCGATTGAAAATCAAGCTGAACGATGCACGTTGGCCCTCGACCGCAGCGCGTGCCGCCGGCTTGCGCCGACTTGCGATTGCACAACTCGGCAGTCACGGCACGATCAATACAAAGATATTTGTTGCACGCGTGGCCGAGATGACAATTCGCACCATTGTGCCAATCGCGTTGCGAGCCGCAGCCTCGCGGAATCCAACACATGCAGAGGCGCTAGAAGGCGCAGCGGTCCGCTGCGAGCAGGACGGCACAGTGAAAAGCGCGCGAAACGCGCAGCGTGTAGCGCGCGACGCCGCCGCCGCCGCCGACGCCGCCGACGCCGCCGACGCCGCCGCCTACGTCGCCGCCGACGCCGCCTACGCCGCCGCCTACGCCGCCTACGCCGCCGCCTACGCCGCCTACGCCGCCTACGCCGCCGCCGACGCCGCCGACGCCGCCGACGCCGCCGCCGCCGCCGCCGACGCCGCCTACGCCTCGCGCGTCAAAATTCTCAATACCTTCGCAGAAGCGGTCGTCCAAATCCTGATCGACATGCACGCACCGGGCTGCGAATTTCTAGATCTCGTGCCGTTGGAGACACGCGCATGAAATGGGCACTGCTCGTCGTCTGTGTGGCGGCCGTGTTCTGGTCACGGCGCTGGTGGGTGCGGTTGCGCCGCCGCGAATTCACCGACGAGTGGTTCGCCGAACACGAAGCGCAGCACCGGCGCGATGCGCTGTCGTTCGAGGGCGTGACCTCGCGGCGGCCGTTTTATCATCCGGTCCGGGACACGGCGCGCTGGACGGAGAAGAAGCGCCCATGACCCGCGAGCAACTGCGCGCCCGCACGGCCAAGCGCATCGCCGACAGCAAGCTGAGTCTGCGCGCCTTCGCCCGCCAATCCGGCTGCGATGCCAGCCACCTGTGTCACTTCCTGAAGCACGGCGCGCGCCCGGTGCCGCAGGTGGTCGCCGCCCTCGGCTATCGCCTGGTCGATGAACGTTACGAGCGCGCGGAGTAGTTGACACGCGTAGCAGGCATCTGCTACAGTCGGCGCGGAGGTGAGGCATGTCAAGGCAGTTCATCGATGCGCCTGCGTGGAGTCGCTGCTCGTGGGTAATTCGCTTGAAAGATGGCTCGAAGGTGAACTGTGGGCGTTGGCAGAATCCAGATGTTCGGCGCGGTTCTGGCCGCCTATTGTGCGCGCAACATAATTCGATGTGGTGCGTTGGGAAACGGGATGCGAATCAACTGATTATTTGCGACGGCTGTCGCGTGCGACTACCACACGAACATCGTTGTCACGGAAAACTGGCTCGGCTCAATGATGTTCCTGTCGGCCGCGAGTGTGAGTGCCCTGAATGCGGAAACCTACAGCGAGGTGAGGCATGAAGCAATCTGCGATTGAGAAGGTTGTCGCCGAGATGCGGGCGGAACGGACCATCGTGGACAAGTGCTGGACTGATGTGAAAGACATCGAAGAGGCCGAAGGCATTCTCGGTAAGCGCCTCGAAGTACTGGATGCGTGCATCGCGCGCCTGTCCGGCAGCAACGGCAGTGAGACACCGAAGCCGACCCGCACACGGAAACGCCGCACGGCGACCGGGACGGACCTGTGAGCACCAACATCCTGCTGGTAGCGGCGGAGCGGCGATCGCGCAACTGGAGGCACAAATCGTCACGCTCACGGCGGAACGCGACGCGACCCGGAGCCGACCTGTGACGCTGGTGGAGGCGCTTGCGTATCTCTTCGATGAATTCCATCTCGAAGACAAAGTCTACGACGTGCGCGCGCGTGCCGTGGAAAACGGCGAGCCGTTCGAGGGGAATAGTTGGGACCATCCAGCCGTGCTGAAGTTCAGTGAGGCGTGCCAAACCCTCAAGGAGTGGAGGCGGCAACAGTGAGCGCCAGTATTCTGCTGATCGATTTATCGTCCATCCTGCACCGTGAGTGGCACACATCCGGCAACGACCCAAATCCGGATGCGACCAGCATGAAAACCGTGGAGCGCGTGCGAGCACTCGCCGGCGATCGGCGCAGTGGCGTCGCCATCGCGCTGGACAGCCCGCCGTATCTGCGCAAACAAGTGGATCCGGCCTACAAAGCGCAGCGCGACAAAGAGAACAACGCCGTCATCGCGCATCAGATGGCGCTGGCGGCCGACACGTTGCGCGCGGACGGCTTTCCGGTCTGGGGCATGACGGGCTATGAGGCAGACGACGTGATCGCCTCAGCCACTCGCTGCGCCTTCAGCCTCGTCGATGGGGTCTACAACGGCACCGTCACGATTGCCAGCGCCGACAAGGATCTCCTACAGCTTGTCAACGACCGCGTGAGTTTTCATTCCGTCACCAGTGGCAACTCACTCACGCCAGATGATGTGAAAGCGAAGTTCGGCGTGTGGCCGCACCAGATGCGCGATTACCTGTGCTTAGTCGGCGACAGCAGCGACAACATCCAAGGCGCGAAGGGCATCGGCCAGAAGCGAGCCGCCGAGATTCTTGAGGTGTTCGGCCACCTCGAAGATGCCTACCGCGCACTGGACGAAGGCACGGTGGTGCTCTCGCCGGCCATCACGAAATCGCTACAGGACTTCGGCACACGCCTCACCACCGTGCGCGAGCTCGTCAGCCTCAAGACGGATGTGCCGCTGCCGTTCGACGAGGTGTTTCGCGAGCGGGTGCCGGCGGATATCGCGGTCTTCGGAGAGGAAAGAGCTGAGATGGAGCACCACGAGAGTCGCAGCCCGGATGGTGACGGGCATTCCCAATCCGCTGGTGAAGTCACGGGAGAAGCGGGACGCCTGCCGGACGAGGCGCAAGCGATGAATGCTGGGCGCCCAGTTGGTTCATCGCGGGCTGAAGTTAAACGTGACGCAGCCGGGTCAGAACCGGCCGACTCTCATCAAACGGCCCCGCACGCAGGCCCAGAGCCCCCCAGAACGACGAACGGGCAGGCATCCTCATCTCAGCCTGCCTCAGCACCGCCGCGCATCCTAGAGCCTGAAGTGCTGCCGCCGCCCGCCCTGGACCCGAGATGGCAACTCGAGCCGCGGAGCATGGCGCAAGCCAAGCAGGTGGCGGCCGACTTGTTCGCGAGCCGGATGTTTTCGGCCTACGGCAATGCCCCGGCCGTGCTCAGCACGATCATGGCGGGCCGGGAACTCGGCTTTCAGACGATGGCTTCGTTGCGGGCCATCCACATCATCGACAGCAAGCCCGCGCTCTCGGCCGGGGCCATTCACTCGTTGGTGCTGACGAGCGGCAAGGCGAAGTATTTTCGGTGCGTGGAACGCACGTCTGAGCGCGCTACGTTCGAAACCCAGCGTGGCGAGGATCCGCCCGTGTCGCTGTCGTTCAGCATCGAAGAGGGGCGACAAGCGTGGAACGGCAAGCGCGATGACAAGGGCGAGCCGGACGCGAAATCCTGGGCGGCCAGCGGCTGGGGACGTAATCCGGCTGATATGCTCGTGGCGCGCGCACTCACTAAGCTCGCTCGCCTTGTCTATCCCGACATCACACACGGGCTATACGCGCCCGAGGAACTCGGCTGAGATGAGCCTGAGGCGGTGCGATAAGTGCGGTAGAGAAGCCAAGCGAGCCATTGGCGATCTAGAACACCACTACGGTTGGATATTCACGATTGTCGGCACGGAACTCATTGCAAAATGCGGTGATTGCAACCGCAAAGGAGCACAGCCCATGAATCTCCCGGACATCGAAACAGTTGCCGACAAAGCGCACGAAGCCTGGATGGCGAGCAAGAAAGCGCAGGGCGTGACCTCGCGCAAAGCCGAAGACGGCGAAGAACTGATGGTGCCCTACGCGCAATTATCCGAGAAGGCGAAGGATCTGGATCGCGGCATGATCACGGCAGTCTATGCGGCCATCCGCGCTGCGAGTCACGACTGATGGCCGTTACCACCGACCAGATGTATCAGGTGTTCCAATCCATCGACGCCAGCCTGAAGTTACTTGTGGCGCATTTCGGCTGCACGGCGCAGCGTGTCGGTGGACCAGGCGCGCCATTTACGCCGCCGCGCATCGCCTCCGATGCGGACCTCGACGGCAAATACGGCGATCCGGCGATTCGAGCCAAAGACCCACGCGACTGGACCGGGGACAGCATGCTGGGACGGCCCTATAGTGACTGTCCACCGGAATATCTGGAGATGGTCGCCGACCGGCTCGATTATTTCAATTCGCTGCTCGGAGACAGCGCAGACGACCAGAAAAAGCGGAAGTATCAGAGCCTCGATGCGGCGCGCGCCAGAGGCTGGGCGCAACGCAAGCGCAATGGCTGGCAGCCGCCGCCCGAAGACAGCAGCAGTGCGTTTCCGAGTGACAACACACCGTCGCCACTGACCGACGACGATGTGCCTTTCTGATCAAGCATGGCTGAGATGAAGCATGGGCTGTTCGTAGCGGACGAGGCAATTCGTCTCGCACTGACCCTTGAGGCACGCGGCCACATGCTGAGTGTGCAGGACGGCGCGCTGCTGGTCAGCTCCGGCAGCGCACTCACACCAGAAGACACGATAGCGATTCGGCGCTGGAAGTGGCATCTGCTGGCAATTGCGGGAGGCGAAGACATCCATGACACTCCGCGACATCCTGAAACGGCTCGAATCCATCGATACGATATCGACATGGGCCTACTGCATGAGGTGCTGGAGCCAAGTGCCCGCCAGCGATTCCGACCAGCAGCGCGCGCTCGCCGACCTGCGCCTCGACATCGAGCGCTATCTTTTGAAGACTGAGGGCACGCTGTGAGCAAGCGCATTCCGTCAACGCTCGAGCGGCGGCGCGTGCAATCACGCGAGTGGTATCACCGCAACAAGAAGCGAGTCGGCGAGAAGAGACGGAAGCGGTATCGGACCGATAAGGCATGGCGAGAATATCAGAGGTTCCGCCGAATCGAATACGCTAACAGGAACGGAGCGCTGTGGGCCAGAGCTAAGAAATACGGCCTAGAACAAGACGAGCTAGAGTTGATGCTGGACCGTGGTTGCCAGATTTGCGGAGCCTCTGGCGATTACGTCACGCTGCATGTCGATCACGACCATGAAACTGGACACACGCGCGGTATCCTCTGCGAGCATTGCAACTTCGGCGTGGGCAAGTTCTATAACGATCCGATGTTGCTGATCGCGGCGGCCGATTACCTCACGCGAGACAGCCTGTCGAGACTGCCCAATGCAGACGTATAGCGAGTTCATCGCTTCGAAGGTTCGGCGTGTGAACGACCTCGGTTTACGGATTGACGCCTCGGTATTGCCGTCGCAACTGTTCGACTGGCAGACACAAATCGTGCAATGGGCTCTCAGGAAAGGCAGCGCAGCTATCTGGGCGGATTGTGGCCTTGGGAAAACCGCGATGCAGTTAGCATGGGCGGATCACATCCCTGGGCGCGTGTTGATCTTGGCGCCTTTGTGCGTGGCTGAGCAATCGGTTGCGGAAGGACTCAAGTTCGGCATTGAGGTGCATTATGCACGTGGGCAAGGCGGTGCAGGCGACCACCGCATTGTGATCACGAATTACGAGATGCTTGACCGTTTCGACGTCACGCAATTCGCTGGCGTTGTGCTGGATGAAGCATCGATCTTGAAGAGCTTCGAAGGCAAGATCAGGACTGCGCTGATTAAGACGTTCGCTCGAACAAAGTATCGGCTCTGTTGCACGGCGACCCCGAGCCCGAATGATATCGCCGAGCTCGCCAACCATGCGGAGTTTCTGGGTCTGATGACGCGCCAGGAGTTTCTCGCGACGTGGTTTGTGCATGATGATCAAGGCTGGCGGATGAAGGGCCACGCCGTGCAGCCGTTCTATCGCTGGTTGGCGAGCTGGGCGATTGCGATGCGCAAGCCGTCCGATATCGGCTACGACGATACCGGTTATGAATTGCCGCCGCTCACGATTACGGATCATGTGGTCGAAGGCGGCGATCCGGGCGGCGTGCTGTTTCCCGAACTCGGCCTGAAAGGCATTACGGGCCGCCAGAAGGCGCGACGGGCCAGCATCGAGGATAGATGCAAGAAGGTCGTTGAACTCGTGAAGTCGGCTGTCAGCGACCAATGGATTCTGTGGTGCGGTCTGAACGCCGAATCCGACGCGCTCGGCGAGTTGGCTGGGGCCGTGAACGTGCAAGGCAGCGACAGTTACGAGAAGAAGCGTGCGGCCGTGCTTGGTTTCGTCAGTGGTAAACACAATATCCTTGTCAGTAAAAGCAAGATCGTTGGATTCGGTTTGAATTTCCAGCACTGCCATCACATGGCGTTTGTCGGCATCGGCGACAGTTATGAGCAGTATTACCAGATGATTCGCCGCTGCTGGCGGTTCGGGCAACAGCATCCGGTGGACGCACACATCGTGGTCAGCAACAGCGAGCGCGCCATTGTCAGTAACGTGCGACGCAAGCAAGCCGATGCCGACGAGATGGCGCGGCAACTGCTGGTGCATATGAGGGAGTTCGAGCGAGAGGAGTTGGCATCATGAACTACGATTTAAGCGATTTCCTGCTGAACTATGTATTCGCCCAACGGCTCTGGTCGTCTGAAACGTTCGGCCCGGGCCGTCGCACGCTGGGCATCACTGCGCACATCCGAAAAGAGCTGGCCGAAATCGAAGCCGACCCGGACGATGTGCGCGAGTGGATCGATTTAGTCATCCTAGCATTCGACGGATTTTGGCGTCATGGCGGAAAACCTGAAGAGCTTGCGGAAATGCTCGAAGCCAAACAACGCATCAATTTCGAGAGAAACTGGCCGCCCATACAGCCGCAGGACCACCCAACGGAGCATCTCAAGTGACCCAGACATACGCCGGTAACGGCTGGACGCTGGCCGAAGGCGACAGTTGCGAGCGGCTCAGCGAACTGGCCGATGATTCGGTCGACCTGAGCGTCTATAGTCCGCCGTTCTCATCCCTCTACACCTACAGCGCCAGCGAGCGCGACATCGGCAACTGCGCCACGCACGGCGAATTCGTGATCCACCTCGGCTTCATCATCCGCGAACTGCTGCGCGTCACGAAGCCGGGTCGCCTGACCTGTTGCCACATCGCGCAACTCACGAGCACGAAGGCGACACATAATGTGATCGGATTGATTGACCTGCGCGGCGACATCATCCGCGCCTTCAAGGCTGACGGCTGGATTCATCACGGCGAAGTCGTCATCGACAAAGACCCGCAAGCGCAAGCCATCCGCACGCACAGCAAAGCGCTGCTGTTCGTGCAGAAAGAGAAAGACCGGAGCTGGCTGCGGCCGGCACTGGCCGATTTCATCCTCGTCTTCAGGAAACCGGGCGAGAACAGCGTGCCGATTACCGGCGATCAACTCACCAACAACGAGTGGATCGAGTGGGCGCGGCCGATCTGGTATGGCATCGATGAAACCGACACGCTCAACACGCAAGTCGCGAAGGAGAACGACGATGAACGGCATATCTGTCCTCTCCAGTTGGGCACTATTGAGCGCTGCGTGCGTCTGTGGAGCAATCCTGGGGATTTGGTTCTGTCTCCTTTTGCCGGAATCGGATCAGAAGGCTTTGAAGCGATTCGTCTCGGGCGACGATTCTGGGGATGCGAACTGAAACCCGCCTATGCGCGAGTGGCCGCACGCAATCTCGCCGTGGCCGAAGGCATGCAGAAACAAGGTGCCCTGTTCGATGAAACAACCCACGCTCCGCAGTGAGGATGTGTGGTGTGTCTACGCGGTGGTGTGGTTCGCGGCACTCGTGTGGTGCGTGACGCGGTTTTCCTGAAGGTGCGCCATGAAATTCCTCGCCCTCCTCGCCGCCGTTACCCTGTCGGCCTGCTCGAACTCTCCGCTCCAGCCATCGGCTCTCGCCACCCTGTCCAGCCCGACCATGCGCCCGGACCTCGTGCTGCCCGTCAGCGTGCCTCCGGTGCCGGTGCCGACCGCGCCAGAACCACCCCCCGCGCCGCCTAGCGTGCCCCAGGAGCCGCCTCCGCCGCCGGATGGTCCCTGTGGCCCTCACCCCTGCGTGCCCCCGCCAGACGGCCCCTGTGGCCCGCAGCCCTGTGCCCCCACTACGCCCCGGTGCGGCAACGTGCCGTGCGGCCCGCCCCCGCCGAGCGCTGATGGCCCTTGTGGCCCGGTGCCCTGTCACGACCCGAAACCCTGATCAGGGCTTGTGGATCCAGTATTCGAGGAGCCGCAGCAGGAAGGTGATGACTGTGCCGGCGAGCACCCAGGCAAGGGTGCCGCGGCGCGTGGCAACCCCTCGCAGTTGATCTTTCTCGGCGAGGCGCGCGACTTCGATGGTCAGGATGCGCTTATCCAGCGCGCGCATCTCGGCCGACTGCGCATGCTCTCGAAGAACTGTCCTTGCGTGACCGGCTCGCTCATCGGGCGGGCATCTGAAACGTCCTGAAGCATACCAACAGATAACGCTATCGGCCGGCGAACTGCACACTAAAACAGCGTTCGCGGCGTCGGCCCGAAAAGCGCGTAGAGGATGGCAATCCCGGCCGCACAAATTCGCAGCAGCGGCCAGGCCCCGGTGAGCGGCAAGCCGAAGAACGCAATCAGCGGCGGCATGATCCACACGAAGAGGGCGAAACAGACCACCGCGTAGATGACCCGCCAGAGGAGTCCTGTCATCTCAGCCTTTCATCGCGACCCAGGCAGGTCCGAGCCGCCCACGCCCCCCTGCCGTTGGTGATTCGTTCTGCCAAAATAGAAACCCGTCACGAGATTGGCGACCCCGAAGAGAAACACATTCGCCGCCAACTGCAAGTTTTCTGACCCCAGCCAGCGCCCGAAGATCGACAGCGACATGCTCACCACCAGCGATGCACCAATCACCGCCATCGCGATGCTGCGCTGCGTATTCTCCCAGATGAGGTTGATGTTGCGCTGTCCGGCACTGACGCGCTCTTGCTCTTCGGTGGTGGTCGGTGCCGCCGTGCGGAGCGCGAGCCGTTCGCCCGCCGACTGGCGATTCTGTTCTGTGGTCGTAGTGGCCGGAGCATCGATGTCCGAGGCCGGACTCGCGATCACGACCGGCACCGGCGCGGGATTAGTAACCACCACAGGAATCGGTTCGGCTTCGGCGATCACGGCGTGACTGGCTTTTTCACGTAGGTGCCCTCGCGCGTCAGATCATACCCCGGCACCGTCAGGTCTTTGATGAGCGCATCGAGGCGGGCCTGGGCGAGTTCGACCGCGAGGATGCGCGCTTCGAGTCTCGTTTTCTGCAATTCTGTGAGGGTCGGCGCATCATCGGCTGAGAGAGGCAGACCCAGCACCGTGGCCACGAGGAACGCCGTCAGGCCGCGTCTCACGGCACTGACCCCTGCACCGTGCCCATGATGCGCCCGTCCGCGATGAGCCGGTCGAAAATACGTTGCACCAAGCTCCGCGTGGTTAAGTTTGCCTTATTTAGGCCGACCATCAGCGTTGTCGCCACCGTGCCCTCGTAGACCTGTTCAGTGTACAGGCCGTCTTCGCCTTTCAGCGTAATCACGATCTGCGGCGTGGGTTCCCACTTCAGCAGCAACGCGGAAACGGAATAGCCTGTGACTTGCGTCGGCAGTGGCTTCGGCGTGGTCAGCGCGAGCCGCTCTTGTGCAAACGCACCGAGCGAGAAGAAGCAGATGAGAGCAACCGTGAGCCGAATGAATTTCATGGGTTAGAAGCCTCGACAGAGCACGTAGATAGCTGATGATGCTGGTAATGTTGGGTTCGTGCCGCCGATCGCTGTAATACTGACGCTTGTCGTGCCAGCAATCGCCCCCATAATCGTCACTCCCGCCACGTTCGTGGGAGGATTAACTGGTGTCACGCTACAGGCTGGCACATTCGCAAACGTCGCATTGAATGTCACCCCGCACGAGTTTGTAGGGCCGGTGCCAGTGGTGACCACAAACGCAAAGTCTTTCCCAGCGATCGTTGCGCCGGTTCCACATCCAGCCGTCAGGCCACTCGGCGTCGCCACGGCATCCGTGATGTTTGCCGCGCCGAGGATGTAGTTCCCGCTCGCGTCGTACTTCGCCCGGACTGTGGATCCGGTGGTAAAGATGTTCGAGAAGCCCACGCCCGCCGAGTGATACAGATTGGCATCGCTTTCAATCGCGCCGTCCGCGGTGCCACCACCCGCGCCGACCGCCGCCGCATCGCCGAGCAGCAACACATCCACCCCGCTGCGCGCGGACGCGATATACCCCCCGCTCGCATTCGTCGAGGTAAACGTCGCCACGCGTGACGCGGACGTGGAAAAGGAGCCGGTCACGCCCGTAATCACCCCGCCCGACGTCACCGCGCCCGCATTCCAGACGCCACTGGTGATCGTCCCCGTCCGGGTGATCAGATCCTGCGTCGCGGACGTGATGGTGCCGGTCAGATTCGCCGCCGGAATCACGGTCAGGTTTGTGGCGGCGAGCGACGAAAAATAGGTCGAGGTCAGTGTCAGTTGCGGCGTGGCACTTCCGGCCAGTGTCAGTCTCCCTTGCTGGTCGACCGTAAACGTCGGAATCGATGTCGCTGACCCATAGGCATTCGGGGTCACGGCGGTGTTGTTTAGGCTGATCACCGTCGCGGCGGCGTTACCGGCGGTCACACTGCTTGTAATGCCGGTGCCACTGCCGACGGTCGCGACATAGTTCCCCGTGCTCACGGCTGACGTGGGAATCGACGTCAGTCCAGCACCACTGCCGTTGAAGATCGCGCTATTGACTGAGGTGGTGCCCGTGATCGTGCCCGAGACGGTCAATCCACCAGTCACTGTAATCAGTGTCGCTGGTGCGTTCTGCGTGATGATGCTATTCCCAATCGCCGCCGCGCCCGTGAACATCCCGATTGTGTTCGCGGTCCCCGACACACTCGATCCGGTCGCCAACAGCGAGCCATTGAAGTACAGGGCCCCAGCAATGTTGTACAACTTATTCGTCGTGACACTCGGTGCGGCAAACTGACTCAGGGTAATCGTGGCGAGTGCCACGCCGCTATTCGCCGCCGGAATGCCCGACGCGAAGGGACAGCCGACACACACACTGCTCGCACTCGCGCTGGTGCTGCGCAACGTGGACACCACCGTGGGCGCGGGCTGTGCCCACACACCACGGCTCAGGAGCACACACAGCACCGTCAGCCAGATTCTCATGCGGTCCTCACGAGCACGATGCCCCAGGCAAACCCGGTATTGACGCCCGTCATCTTGGTCTTGATGCCATAGCGTTTGGCGATCCCGGCGGCCCCAAACGTAATCACGCCGGACGTGGACACCTCGCCCGTCGTGCTCGTGATCGTCAGCGTCGCCAGAGGCGTATCCGGGGCACCATCGCTGAGATTCACGACCGCGACCGTGAGCGTGCCGCCATCCACGACGCCGGTGGCACGCAGCACGTAGGTGCCCACGAGATTATTGCTGTCTTCGAGCAACACCGCCGTGCCGGGATGCAGCATGTCGAATGTTGCGCCACTGGGATACGCGGCGAGCGTGACGGCCGCCTGCGAATTTCCTTCGAACGTAAACGCTTCGCCGAGTCCGGCATTCACGCCGACGGCCGATGCGGAGGCCGTCACCGGGTCCATCGTCAAGCCAACCGGCACCAGATTCGCGTCCGTCAAGATGAACTTATAGGCAATCGGCTGCAGGAAGATGCGGCATCGCCCCGCCGCCGAGAGCACAACCGGATTCGCGTTCGGTGTGCCGATACTGTCGCTGTAGGTCGTCGCGGGCGTGCTCGTCCCAGAGAGATAGGTGAACACGAAGCCACCCGCCAACGGATCGCCGTTGTCATCGAAATACTGGCGTTGCTCGTATTGGCTCAGGCCGTAGGTAGGCATTTACTGGCCTCGCCTCGCGCGTGCGGTTTCGGCGCTGGGTGTTTTGATAGCGCCCTGATCATGGCGCAGGTCGAGCGCCTGCCGAACTTGCGTGTTCGAGAGTGCGCCCATGCGCTCGCGGAGTTGCCGTTGCGCCAGAATCGCCTCGAGTGCCTCCTGCGGCGTCTTGCCACGCGCCATCAGGTCCATGCCGACTTTCATTTCATCAGCCGTTAGCTTCACCATGCTGCTCGCTGACGATGCAGACGCCGACACCCCCGCCGAAGGCGCAGACGGGGGCGTCTCCATCGGGCGGCGATGACTGATGATGTTGACGACCGCTTCGCCTGGCGACTTGCCGCGGCGAATCAGTTCCATCGCATTGCTCGCTTCCGCAGGCTGCGGCGTTTCCCCGATGGCCGCAAACGCCTCTTTCGCTTGCTGCAAGGCGACACTCGGATTGAACGGCCCAGCCTGCACCACCTTACCCATCGCGGGCGCGGCCCCTGAGGGTGCCGGTGCAACCGCCGCAGAAGGCGCAACCACGGGCTGAGAGGGAGGTGGTGTTTCCGTGAGACGTGGATACCCCGGATTGGACACCACGTCTCGCGCCGACGCCTCTGCTGAGCCGAGATGCGCTTCCAGCATCGCCGCCATCTTGTCTCCGATCGCCGTCGCGATTGTGCGCGCGGGATGCCGAACCGCCTTGTAGGCACTCAGGACTTGCCGACCCGTGGGCACCGGGAGTTTCTTGACGGCTTCCATCATCGCGGCAACGTTCGCTTTCGACAGCCGGATGTCCGGAATCAGCAACGCCGCGAAATCGTTCACCGTCTGCGGATGAGCAATCTGTTCGAGTGCCGGTCTTATTTTCGTTTCGAACCATTGCAGCTGTGTGCTCTTGTCGCGCGAGGGCACACCGGAATCGTCCACGCCGCCGAGCGCGATTTCCTGACGCGCCATCTCGCGGCGGTTCACAGGTTGCGGTGCTGCAAAGCCAGTGGGCCATGCCTCGCCAGCAGGTTCGAACCCTGGAGGCCACGCCATTACGGCACTTCCTCGAATCCGGCGGGCACTGGTCCGCGCGGCCCTGTGCGCACCTCACCCGTCTTGAGATTGCGGAGTGTCATCGTGCCGCGCGCCTGGCCGCCCATCGTCGGATGATCTGGATCGTGGCCATATTTCCGCAGCGCTTGCGCCGCCTCTGGGTAAATCGCCTTCCACGGATCACGCGCCCCCATCACCTGATGATACTGCGCATTGAACGTGTCGGCCTTCGACCCCAGCGCCGGCATCGCGATTTTCGTGGCGTAGTCGATCAGTTGCGATGCGCTGTTCTTCGACGCAATCGCGCGCTCCACGCCCGCGATCTCTTGATCCGTCGCGCCTGATTTCTTGAACGCGGACGCGAGCTCGCCCGACATGATCTGCTTGATGCCCTCGAAGTTCGTCGGCGCGCTATTCCCAAATGTGGTTTTGAACCAGTTGAACACCTGATTCCCCGGCTGGAAACTGCCGTTGTCGAGCGCTTTCGCCACATCGACAAACTGATCCAGATGCGCAATCGCCGTGTTCAGCGAATTCAACGTCTGGGACTGTGGCCCGCTCGTGAATGCGATGCGCGTGCGTTGCCGCGTCGGAAACTGCGACGCATCGTAGTCCGGGTTCAGGCGCATCACGTCTTCCATCAGCGCCTTGCCGGGACCGGACGCCATTGCGCGCGGCGACACCGGCGGGCTCCGGTATTCCGCGATGGCTTTCGCCAACGGATTATCGGTCCCGGCCGACCCTTGCAGCGATCCGTAGGTCGCATCGAACTGCTTCTGTTCGCGGCCTTCGCGCGACGTCGCCGTGCGCGCATTCTGCTCGCTCGCGCGCACTTCGCGCTCACGTAACGCATTCTGGGCACGCTGTTCGGCGCTAATGCCGCCCTGCATGCCCGCCGCGATCTGCTGCTGCACCTCGGACTGCGCAACCTTCCCCGGTAGTTCCGCTTGCGCCGTCGCCAGTTCACGGTCAGCATTCTGCTGCTGCGGCGATTTCAGGCTTTCGACAATCTGCTTGATGATCTGCGGGTTACCCTGTGCTTTTTGCCGATACTCATCCGCCGGAAAGTTCTCGAAATGGCTTTTCACCGCACCGAGCGCGAAATCGAACAGCCCCGGATCGTAGTTGCCCTTCTCGACGAGCTGCATGAGCGGCCCTGCATACTCCTGGCCCTTGATCGCGGCTTCCTGTTGTAACTTCGTCAGTTCCTGCTGCTTCTTCTTCAGGTCGGCCGCTTTGTCGTCCAGTTCCGCCCGCTGTTTCAGGAACGGCTCATAGAGCGACGGCACGCTCACGCGAATTTTTTCGGCGGCTTCATCAGCATTCTTCGACGTGCTGAGAATGCGATAGAACTGCTGCTGGTCGGCTTCGGCGCGCCGTTGTTTTTCGATGTCCTGACGGCGCGCGTCTTCCGCCGCCTGTTGTGAGCGGATCTGCTGTTGCTGCGCCCGCAACTGCATCATCGCGCCAAGCGACTCGAACGGCGTATTGAACGCCACCGGCCGCAAGCCGCCGATTACCGAAGGATCGACCGGCATCACTCATACCACTGCAAGCCGTTCGGCGACGGCTGCTGATTCGTCGTGACGGTCTGCGGTTGCTGATTCAGCCAGTTGAAATACGCGCCCTGCTGCGCGAGGTTGCCCAGATTGCCAAATGCCCCGCCCCACGCATTCGCACTGCCCACCTGGCCAGCGGCATTCGCATTGCCGATTCCGGTCAGCAGATCACTCCCCGCATTGGCATACGCCTGGCCGTTCGGCGCACCCGGATTGCCGAGTGACGCAAGTTGATAGTTCATGTTCCACGGGTCCAGCACATTGGCCTGATAGTTCTGTTGCCACGTCTGAAGCCCCTGATTGAACTGTTGCCCCTGCTGCGCCAGCCCGAGTTGCCCCTGTGCCACGCCGAGATTCCCGAGGCCGAGATTGTAGGCGTTGCCCGCCTGCGTGTAGCCCAAATTGAGATTACCGAGTCCCAGCGCGGCATTCACCTGCGCCTGATAGTTCGCGAGCTGATTCTGCTGGTTCTGCGAGCCGTACTGCAGCCCCGTTTGCGCATTCAGGCCGTAGGCTCCCAATGCCTGCTGATAGCCCTGATTCTGTGCCGCCTGATTCGCCTGATAGGCCGCCAGCGCCTGCTGGTAATTCTGTGCCTGCGCACTCTGACCGGCTTGCTGATTCATCCCCCAGGTGTTCGCCGCCTGGCTATATTGCTGGCCCTGTGCGGCGAGTGCCGCCGCGTTGTTCGCCTGCGTCGCCTGTTGCTGGCCTTGGTTGTTCGCTTGGTTGACTTGAAATCCCTGATTGAAGTTTTGCGCGCCATAGGCGAGGTTCGCCTGATTGTTCGCCTGCGCAGCGTTCAGCGCGTTGCCGATATTGGCCTGTCCTACCTGAAAGTTCCCCGCGTTGTTCGCTTGCCCCACCGCGAAGTTGGCGGCGTTGTTGGCACCTGCGGCATTCAGCGCGCCCTGGTTGTTGGCCTGGTTCACCGCGAACTGATTTTGGAAACCTTGCTGTGCTTCGTTCGCCGAGCGCCCGTAGTTGCTTTCGTTCGCCGCAAACTGATTCTGGATGTTCGCCTGCCCGAAGTTCAGCGCGTTCGCGTTCGCGTTCTGGTTGTACGCCAACCCGGTCTGCGCATTCGTCTGCGCCGCACTCAACCGCCCCTGGTTGTTGGCTTGACTCTGCGCCAGTCCGCGCTGCCACGCGTTGTTATATTCCTGTGAGGCCAGGTCGCTAGCGAGTTGCCCTTGTGCCTGTAAGGCGTTGCCCGTGCGCAGACTGCCCATGTGCGCGGCGATGTTCGCCTGCGCGTCGAGCGCCTGCTGTTCACGGAACTGCCGCCCCGGATCCGCCGCGAATTCCGCGGCGCTGGGACCGGTATAACTCTGATATTCAAAGTTCGACGGCGTTGGAAGATTGGTGTAGTTCAGCGTGCCGGGATCCGCCTGACGCGATCCCGCGAACGCGGTCGGTGTGGCCGCCGGGTTGTAATTCACCTGCTGCGGATTTGCCAGATTCGCATAGGTTAACGATGCGGGCGTGCCGACCTGTTGCGCCGTCAGCGAGGCCGGAGTCGTGGCGGGATTGTAGGTGAGGCTCTGCGGCGTCGGCGTGGCGCTCGGTGCCGAAAACGGCGCGGGTGCCTGATACGCACTCGGTCCCGCAAATGCCCCCAGCGACGACGTCGGATAACTGAACGGCGCGGGCGCCTGCAGATTCGTGGGCGTCGGCGCGGTCGGCATCGCCATATTGCCCAGCGAGGGACCGCCGCCGCCATTGCCCCACGCCACGGCTTGACCGCTCGGCGACATCTGGCCGCGCGGTTCACCGATCGGGTTGTTGCCGCGCGGATCGTTCGCCTGCCACAACTGCCCACCGGAGGTCAGCACGTCCTCAGCGCCGCGCCCCGTGCCGAAGTCGACGCGATCCCCCGATGGGCCGCCGAGCATCTGCGCGTGCGCGCCGGTTTCGGTGTTGAATCGGTTGACCACGTCGCCAAGGCTTGTGCCCTGCGGCTTATCGGCAAATCCGCCGCCACGCACGGCGCTGGTGCCGTATGTGTGATCAATCCAGTCCAGCCACGACATGCCAGGCGACGCGGGTCCAGCCGCAGGTGCCGCCTGCGCCAATGGCGGCGACTGATCCGATCCTCCTGTCCGCGCTACGGGGGCTGCTTGGATCGGCCCCTGCCGCCAGATGTCCATGCCCCCGGTGAAGCCGGTATTCCCCCCGAACTGTGACGGATCGATTCCGAGTTCCGCGAACGCCTGGTCGAACGCATCAGCCACTGATCACCTTGAACCCTCGTTGCGCGAGCTGTTGCGCCACCTGTGCGGGCACCGGCCGCCGCGAACCGTCTGGCCCCTGCATCACGACCATGCCCTGACCGCCTCCGGCGGCCTGTGGCGCGACTTGAGCCGGTCCACCCTGCGGAGCCATACCGAACGCGCCGAGCGCTCCAGGCGCGCTCTGCACGCCCCCTGAGCCCATCGGATTGCCAAGACTCGCCGTCTGACCCGGCTGAAATGACTGGCGCGGTGCCGCCGCCATGTTGCCCAGCCGTCCGAGCGCGCCCTGTCCCGCCTGCTGGTAAGGGTTGAAATCCTGCCGCGCCTGCTGGTATTGCTGCTGCTGGAGTTTCAGCGCCTCGCGCGCTGAGTCTGCCTGGGTTTTCGCCGCGCTCCCCGCCGCATGGGCATTGATCGCCGCCCCGGCCACGGAACTCGCCGCGCCCACGCCCAGCGCGATGGCGGTCGCTGTCCCAACGCTCATGGCAAACTCCCCGTCCCAAACGCCAGTTGGATTAGCCGCGCCTCTTGCCCAGTGCCCCAGTTGCGAAACAGTGCCCGACTGTGAAAGTAGCTCGCCGGAAACACCACGCACCGGTTGAACGACGCCGCCACCGTGTGCCAGCACTCCCACTGCCCGAGATCGTGCCAGTCCAGCAATTCATCGAGGAGCGCCTCGTCTTCTGCCGTGCTCTGAATCGCGCCGGTTTCCCGATACCGGTAAAACCGCGTGCCATCGCTCGCTGGCGGATCCGGATTCAGGAACAGGAGTGCCGTCCACTCGCCCATGTCCCGGTCGGTATGCACGAAGTTCGGCTCATCCTGGCCCTCCGGACTCAGCCGGAAGGCTGAGAAGGTGGTGACGAGGCCGAGGTCGTGCTCGAGCGTGGCACTCAGCGGATTCGGGCCGACCGGCACCATGTTGTGAAACGTCACGGGGCCGGCGTGCAGATCGCCGAACGGCAGACGCAGCGCCGCCTCGCGGTAGATGTGCGGGTCCGGCAGCACGTCATCGAACACCAGTGGCATCATGCGACACGCTCCTGCGTGGTCAGGTCCAGTTGCCAGGCCGCTTCGATACAGCGTGCGCCCACCGCGGCATAGAAATCACCGACCCGCACATCGGCGATGGGCTGCACCAACTGCAGGGTGGTGGCCCCTTGCTGCTGTGCCCACTCAATCGCCCATCGAAGCAACAACACGCCCGCACTACGGCCCTCACTCCAGTAGAACGCTTCACCCACTGTCGGCGCGCCGCTGATGTGATGCACGAACGCCGTCAAGCCAATCATCGCGACCAATGCGCCATCACGACCTTCAGCCACGAGCACCGTGCCGGTTGGCTGCTCGATTAGCGATGTGGCGGTGCGGGCCATCTGCGCTGGGTTGTCCGCCACGATGTCCACGTAGCTGGTTTTGGCGCGAAACAGCCGCCCCATCTCCACGAGATGCGGCACATCGGCGAGCGTCGCAGGGCGGATGATCATCGTGTCCCTATATGTGTCAACCGGCCACACAATACACAGCGAACCGTAATAAAACCGCCACATACGCTTTCAGATACCAATTCTGATGGAACCCATCCTAGAAGATGCCGCAACCAATGAAACCGACTCATGTGAGGGGTAACCAACCCGTGTTCGTGCCAGCATTGGTCTGCGAAATCACACCACCCGAGCTTTTATAGTAGATAGTCGTGCCGACCCCGCCATCCGTGCGTTCATACAACCGGCCCTGCGAGGCCGTCACGACGCCTTCCGGACTGCCGGCGCCGCTGAGCGTGCGCTGCAGGAGTTCGTTCACCGCCGCAATCAGCGCCGTGTGCCAGCGTTCGATATCCGGCGAGCGCTTCAGCGTCGGTTCAATCGGATAGCGATTTAGCGGTTCGAAAGCCATCAGTGCGCGCCTACGGTGTAATCCATAATGCAGTCCACGAGCCGCCACGGCACCGGATCCGTGGCGATGAACCGGTCCGTGCGATTCCGCGCCTGTCCGCACTGCGTCCAGCGCACGCGCGTCTCGAACGCGCCGAGCGCCCCGGCCGAACTCCAGCGCTCATTGCCGAACACCTTTCCGCCATCCTTCGCGGTCTGGAGCATCAGTTGCGGATTCACGCCCTGCCCAGACGGCAACCCCTGCCCGACGTCCATCACGACGTGCAGGCTGTTCACGGTCACCCGCTTCTGATCGACAGAAAAACGCGGCGGCTGACGAAGTCGGCGAATCACATTGCCGTCAACATCATCCTGAAACAGCGAGGACATCTCGTAGATATCGCCCGTCAGTCGGTCACCCACGAGAATCCTGCCAAACGCCAGCATCTGACAGCAGGGTCGATAGGCCAAGAAAGTGCCGGTCACCGTATCCCAGTAGGCGCGCTCACCCCAAAGGCCCGTGGTTTCATCCAGCACGAAGGTTTTCTCTTCACCCGGAAACGTGAACACGGTAAACGAATGCCCGAGTTCCTGATAACAGAAACTCAGCGTGTCATCGAAGGTCGCAAACTCCTGAAACGCTGTCGAAATCGCATGCGTGCTGACGCGTTCCGGCGTGTAGCCGTTCATCCGCATCACGATCCCTCTCCCTTGTTTATTTTGGGCCAGGAACGTGACATCAGTGTCGACCGAGAACGCAAAGGGCGCGACGATCCCGTAGGCGCAGGAACCTTCCTGCACTTGCGAAAACGGAAACGGCGCGGTGCCCTGATCGGCCCAGACTTCGCCAGTTGTCTCGCCAAACAGCCGAATCAGATTATCCGGCGTCACGACGAGTGCGCGCCACGGATCGCCAGACTCAGACTGCGCCACATTCAGCAGGTTCCACACCAAGCCGTTATAGCGATCACTCGCGTAAAACGCGCCGGTATTCGCATCCAGTGAGAGAAAGCGCGCTGAGAGAAACCCGCCCATGCTCACCGTCGTCCCCGCCGGACCCGCGGGCGTCAGGGTGTTCGCCGTCAAGTCGTAGATATAGCCCAAGCCGCCACTCGTGATCCAGAGTTGGTTGCCCGCGTCGCCGTTCGCATTGATCGTCACGGGATTGCTATCCGCCGCCACGGTGCCACGTTGCGTCGTGCTATACACTTGCGTCACACTGTTGTAGAAGAGTTCGTAGAACGCAAAGCCCGCCACGAAAAACGCGCGCCCCAACTGAAAAAACGTGCCGCGAATCGGTGCCTGCCCCACCGAGGCGCGCGTGAGAAAGCCAGGACACGGCATCAGCGCGGACGGGGCGGCCGTCGGCGATCCGCCGTTCGCTTCGGGATACCAGTTAATCAGCCGCTCGCTGTCCTGCATGTAAGACTGCGACTGATACGCCGGACCGATAAACCCCGGATAACTGATGACCGGCATGTCAGGCCGTGCGCTTCCACGCCCACACTTCTGTGGCGTTGTCGCCGATGAACAGTTTCCCCGTCTGGATTAGTTCCCACGTCCCAAATCCCAGCAGCGTGGCTGGGTCATCCGCCACCAGAAACAACAGCATCACGGTTTGAATCTGATTCGTCAGCGGCCCATGTAAGGGCACCCCCACGACCGGCAATTCCGCCAGAAGGAGCCACGCCCCACCGATCCGCGCCCAGTTCCCACCTTCGGGAATGCACTGGCATAGATCGCCATCCATCGGGGTCGGACTAAAGGTGCCCGTGATTTCCGTCTGATGCTGAATGTAATACTGTCGCGGCATGACTCACACAAACCCAGTCACAATGCCCTTGGAAATCGTCAGGGTGCCCACCGTGGGAATAATGAGCGACGCATCCACGCCAGCCGCCGCCCCGACATTGTAGGTCGCGGCGCGCATATTGCCGGACAGCACCATGCTGGTGCCTGTGGCCGCGCCCAGCACCGGCGTGATCAGGGTCGGCGTGTTCTGAAGCACGGCGGCGCCGGTGCCGCTCGCGAGCGCGAAATCAATCGGAATAAACAGCGACGCGGCCATCAGTTGCCCCATGCCCACACGGTGATACTGCCGCCGCCCGTGATGTCGGTGACAATCCGCACGCGCACCGCCCAGAACGAGCCGACCACATGCACCACGGACTGCGCCCCGCCCGTCACCGTCGAGGCGTTGATGACCGCCCCGACCGCGCTCCATGTGCCGCCGTAGACCGGATCGCGTCCGAAGTCTTTGTCGTAATAGGCTTCCTCGATCTGGATCGTGCCGCCCGACGTGGTGCCGGTGCCCTGCACCACGACCGTCAGGCGCTCGCAGTGGCCCATGATGTAGAGGATGCCGCCCTGCGCGGACACCGTTGCCGCATCGTGCAGTTTCTGCGGCCGAGAGGGAGTGAGTGTGTAGGACATGGGAGCCTCAGACGCGCGGCGGCCAGTTCCACTGACCGGGCTGTTCGCCTTGCGTGCTGGATGTCTTCCAGAAATCTGACACTTCGTCGTTGAGCACCTTCAGATTCACGGACGTATCGGACCACACGCGCACAATCACGGCTGGCAAAACAATGGCATTGTTATGCGCAGGATCGCCTCCATGCGGCACATAATGCACGACACGTCCTACGGTTGGTTTCTGGTCAGCCACAATCCGTCCTTTCTCAACTCGAAGTGATGTCACTGATCCGTCAGCACGTTGTACGATCCGCTGCCACGCCGCGCATTCGCCGTCACCGCCGGATCCATGCCGAGCAGTCCTGGCTGCACATTCGGCTTCGTCATCGTATCCCAGGCTCGCGCCGCCATCTGCGGCAGCAGCGGGCACTGTTCATCGACACGCACCCCGAACGGCGTCACGAGTCGCAGGGCGAGCTGATACATGAAGGCTTCGGCGTAGCCAGACGGCCCGGTCAACACCGTGTTCAGCGACAGCGGAATGCTCACCGCTTCCGGCGTATACAGCACCATGTCCACGTTCTGTGAGACGACCGGCCAGAATGTCAGCGTGCCAAGCACGCCATCCAGATTCACCTGATAGAAACATTGCGTCGGCAACGCACTACTCAGGGTCTTGATCGTGAGTGCCGCATACTGGTCCTCATCCAGCATCGCCAGGCCGCTCGCCATCTCCACCGGCGGACTCGATCCCGGCACGACATAGGTCACGTGATTCAGGAACATGGGTCGCGTGATATTCACGGTCCCTCCGGGACCGATCGTTACGGCACTCGTGCCACTCACCAGCGTGAACGATGTGCGCAACTGTCGCGAGAGCGTGAGCCGCTGCGCGGCCCAGCTATCGAACATGTTCTGTGCCCGCAGCAGCGCGAGCGCCCCTTGCGACGCATTCATTGCTTCGGTCTCGGCCAACACACCGAGTTCACGGAGCGCATCCGTCGCAATCACGCGGATCGTCGGCACGGCTTATCCCTTCGCACGTCGCACATGATGCCCTGACGTCGCATCGTGTTTCGGATCAGGATCCGGTGCCGGTTCCGGTTCCGGCTCTTCGACGGGCGGCACGTCTGCCGCCTGCAGGCTGTCCGGCGGAAACGCGCGATAGCCAGCGGCCTCACGAGTTTCTTGCTCAGATAGTGTCTGCACCGTGACTTCGTCGCCCGTGGGCCCCCACATCAACCGCGGATAGTCCATCACGCCGCTCCTTTCTTTTTCTGCTGCCGAATCTCGATGCTGCCGAGCAGTTCCGCCAGTTTGGCTTCCGGCAGCGCACTCAGTTGTTGCTTCAGCGCCGCAATCCGATCCTGTTTCTGGCTCTCGATCAGCACGGCCTGATCCTCCGGCGAGAGCGCGCTGAACTGCTGGCGCAACATCTCCATCGGATCAATCACCGCACTTACGGGAGAAGTGAACAGGAATCCCATCGAGAGATAGCGCTGTTGCTCCTCAGCGGAGGCGGCCGTGACTTCCTGGCCGGTATCGCCATGCCAGAGCAGTTTCGGAAACTCAGTGGTGCGCGTGAGGTCCACCGCATCGCGCGGCGCCGTCGCGCTCCACAGATACGTCGGCCGTGGATCATCCTTTGTCGGCACGAGCCGCAGATCGTCGACTTGCCGACCATCTTGGAAGCGCCCGCGGCGAATCGGCGAGCGCCCATTCGGATTGCCGAGATTCAGCGTGCCCGCGTTGATCGCGGCTTGGATTTGCGCAAGTAGTTCCGGCGAGAGATTCATCGTCACTCACTCCTTCAGGCGACTGGATCCGTGCCCATGAGCAGCACGCATGACCTGGGATCGGCTTGCGCGCGATCGATCCAGCCGCCGTCAGCCTGCATTACACGATCACCGGCGCAATCACCTGACCCACCGCATAAACCACGGTCATGAACGTGCGCCCCGCCGTGCCCGCGCCTGGCGTCACGGTCACCACGCCGATCACACTGCCCGCCGTCGCGTAGTAGAAGCTCGACTTCGTCGCCGTCGCTTGCCCGAACACGCCGGTCGCCGCGACGAGATACGCGCCGTTCAGACCGCCCCAATAGGCCGTCCCACCGGCCGCGCTGAACATCTCACCCACCAGTAGGTCTGTCGCATTCAGGTTCGTGCTGAGGAGCCAGCCGTTGGCCGCTTGCGCATCGCCAATCGTTAGACGCGCGCTCGCTTTCGTCCACAGCACTTGATTCGTCGCCCGAATATCCAGCAACGTCGCCCCGGCCGGAATCACGACCGTGCCGGTCGACGTGGTCATGGTGGCGTTTTCGACGAATTGCACCGTCTTGGCGACGACGATGCCGCTCGAGGCATCACCCGTCACGGTCGGATTCACAAACGTCGAGGCCGCCATCGTTTGTCCGCCCGCCGTGCTGAGCAATGTCGCCGACACCGTCGTGGTGCCGTTCTGATCAGTGAGCCCGACTGTCGGCGCAATCGCGAAGTTCGTCGCATCGGTCGGATTGTTGAAGTTCGCCGCCTGCGCCGGCAGAAAACTACCGCCCGCCTGGTAATTGATCGCCATAGATCATCTGTCCTTTTCGAGATAGAATAGGCGGGCCGCGGCACTGTAGCTAGCAGCGCCGAGGCCCTCACCACACGACCACCTGGAGGTCACATGGCTGTCAGAATCATACGCTGCCCGCAGTGCAATCGAGACTTTCACCACAACGACCCGCGCCAACGCTACTGTTCGGTTGAATGTTACGACGCCAAGCGAAAGCGCCGAACGCCAATGGATCAAGTGGCTGACTTCTTGGCGCGAGGCAGCGACCCGAATATCTGCTGGGAGTGGCCAACCCGCCGCCGATATGGATATGGACGGCTCAACGGCCCCGACAACATCATGGCACATCGAGCTGTCTGGGAAACCGTCAACGGACCGATTCCCGATGGCCTGAAAATCCTGCATCGATGTGACAATCCGCCGTGCTGTAACCCTCACCATTTGTTTCTCGGCACTGACGCAGACAACGTCGCGGATAAAGTGGCGAAGGGTCGAGAGATTCGAGGCGAACGCCAGTGGATGGCGAAGCTCACCGAAGACGATATTCGAGCCATTCGCGCATCCACTGACACCCTCAAAGCCATCGGCGAACAATTCGGCATTCATCCGAATCATGCCTGCGACATTCGTCTCCGCAAGGACTGGAGGCATGTCCTGTAAGTAGTTGAAAACAAACAACTTACCTAGGCAACTACTACTCCCTGCACGCCGGTCACGGCCCACACGCCGAAGTTTGCGCGGATGCGCAACATGCCCCCCAGCGCCGCCACGAACGTCGCCGTATCCTGCGTCGCCGGATTGCCGGTCATCGTCAGCACATGCGCTTGCGCCGTCGCATTCAGGATTGTCAGATAGTTCGTCTGATCGATCGCCGGAAGCGCCAGCGTATACGCCCCCGCGCCAGAGGCCGTGAGGAAGATGATTTCATCCACCACCGGCACCGTGCCCGCGCCATTCGGCCCGGTAATCGCGCCCGTGAAGAACGACTGCGACTGCACGCCGCCGATGTTCACGAAGTCACTCGGCACGCCATAGGCAACCGGTGCCCCGACCGCATGCGGCCCCGCCGTGGTCTTGTAGTAGCCCGGCACAATGCCGAGTGTGGGCGTGCGCTGCACATCCGTGATGCGCACGAACTCGTTGTCCACCATCGCGATCATGTCGCGCGTGGCGCCGGTTGCTGACGTCAGCGTGAGCGACGTGTCGTTCCAGAAGCCGCCGTTCAGCGTCTTCGCTTTTGAGAGGGTTGTTGCGGTCAAAGCCATTGTTCTATGCTCCTACGAATGATAGAATATGTGGATGAGAATACGCGCCAAATTGGACGGACACATCTACGGCCGATTGACCGTCACCGATTCCTCGACCATCGGACCGCCGCCGCTGCGGCTGACGATGTGCACCTGTCGTTGCGACTGCGGCAACTTCCTCACTGTCTCGGCCAACGCGCTGAGAAGCGGCAACACGAAGTCCTGCGGGTGTCTGCGGAAAGATGTAGCCGCGGCCCAATCCACCACACATGGGAAGTCCCGCACGCCAGAATACTTGGTGTGGCTCGGCATGCGAGGCCGCTGCAATAACCCGAAAAACACCAAATTCGAGTTCTACGGAGGACGCGGGATTACCGTATGCACGCGCTGGAACGACAGTTTTCAGGCCTTCATCGAAGATATGGGCAAGAAGCCTTCGAAGAAACACGAAATCGAGCGCCGAGATAACGACCTCGGCTACTCGCCTGAAAACTGCTACTGGGCAACACGCACGCAACAAAACAACAATACGCGACACAATCGCATGCTGACATGGCGCGGAGAAACTCACACGCTGGCTGATTGGGCCAGAATTATGAGATTGCCTCGTCCAGTCGTTACAAACCGATTGTATCGCCATTGGTCTATCGAACGCGCATTGACTACGCCTGTAACTGACTGAAAACACTCACCCGCAGACGACCACCCCTAATTCCTGTCTGAGCACGGCGACGGCATACAAAACATCTAATCTTTGCAAGAATTGGTCCGAGAGGGCCACATAGTCGCGAATCACGCGCAACGCCTTGCCCGCCTTCTTGCTCGCCGCGCGATACGCGCGATCCGTCCCGCCAGGCAGTGGCAGATCCACCATCGCCAGCGTGCCGAAATCCTTATGCACGACGAGATTGTTGGGCGTCTGCTTGCCCGCGATGCTCGCGAAGTTCGCCGCAGCTTGGTTCCACACGTAGATCGGCGTGCCACTTGCCGGAAGATTCGTCACGTTCTGCAACTGCGACCCAGGTCCGATGATCGCCGGCGCAATCGGAATCGTCATCGCCCCTGTGGTATCGGACGTCGTCGCGGTCACCACGAACTGCATCGGCTGTCCCGTGCTCGAGAAACTCTGTGGGTTGATGCCGTTCACGGGCGTGGTGGTGGAAATAAAGCTAATCTTGTCACCCGCGTTCACCGTGCTCAGGCCCGACTGCCAGCCGTTCGTCACGATACTGGAGGCGCCGGACACCGGCACGCCGTTGGTGAGGGGCGTCGACACCCCCAGCGCACCCACCGTATGCACGTAGATGTTCTGGTCCATGAACCACTTCGCACCCAGCGTGCTGCTCTTCGTCATCGAACCGGAGTCATACTGCGCGGCGATCTCCCGGCCCGAGTGAAACAACCCTTTCAGGTTGTCCATCAGCGAAAAATCGGCGATGGGGTTCAAAAAATTCATCCGCCCGTTGTCGTCCGGTGCCGCCATGTTGTCGAGCAGCACCTTCGCGAGGCCATACGTCGTGAGCGTGGTCGGCGTCACGCCCGGCGTGCCCACCGCCTGATTCAGACCTTGCGCAAGGCCGCACACGTCCTGATCGATCAGGTTGTTGAGCCGCACCAATTGCGGCATCACCACCCGCTCGCGGTAGTTGTCGATGTCCAGCGCGAGCTGCTGACTGGAGACTTCCGTATCGACCCCGCGCTGATATGCCAGCGTCACCGTGACGAACGTCTCGGTAATCGCTTCGATCTGCGCGGCCTGCCCCAGACGACCGATGTAGCGCGGCGGCTTTCTGACGTCGAGTGACTGCCCGACAACGGCGCCGCCAAACTCAAACTGATCCGAATACTCGCCGTTGATCTTGCCCATCACGGCATCGGTATTCTCGAGCACGTCTAACGCTTCATACGTGATGATGCGGTTTGTGAGAAGGGTGTTGGCCATACCTGCACCGTCGCTTTCGGATCCTGACTTACTGGCTGGTCGTCAGGACCACGCGAACCATGCAGGCCGCCTTCGAGGCCAGACCAGCGAAGGCATGCTGCTAAGATAGACCAGAGTCTACACTATCCGCGCGCCTTCCGTTCCGCACGACGGCGCGCCTGGTATTGCTCGAAATTCTCCGCATCGGCTGACCCAGGCGTGGATGTCCGACTGCCACTCCCCACCGGTTGCATCGGCGCGGGCGGCGCCACCTGACTCGGCACCGCTGACCCCGCCTGCGCTTGCGGGGCCAGTTTCACCAGTTCCAGCGCAAACGCATAGGGATTCTGTCCCGCCAACTGCGCCAATCGCTGGGCCAGCGCGCCGTCTTTCATGATCTGGTATTGCACATGCTCGCTCTGCGGATGGTTCAGAATCGCCTGAATCGCCGCGGGATGCATCGCCACGAATGTGCCCGGTCCGGATTGCAGCATCTGGTCGAAATCCGGATACGCCGCTCGCCCTTTCGCGCGGACGCTCTCGACATGCTGGACGAACTGCTGTTGCTGTTGATGCTGCTGAATGCCCTGCGCGATCTGCTGCTGAATCGTCTGTTGCTGCTGCTCCCACACCCAGCGGCCGAAATCCTCCTGATAGGTGTCCCAGTCCGTATACTTGCCGCCAATGTCATCGATACTCGGCTTGGGACGCGTCGGCGCAGCCTGAGCGGGCTGAGATGGGGAGGAGGGTGCCGCCGGTCGCATGGCAGATTCCCCGGCGACCGGGGCAGGGGTCGCCGTTCCCAGCGGACCCTCCACGCGAGCCGGCGGCGGCTGGAGCCGCGCCTCGAGCTCGGCGGCTTTCTTCTCGGCGGCATCGGCGCGCGCTTTCGCTTCGTCGCGCTCGTGCGTCAGTTCCTGATACCGCGCCCGCCCCTTCGCGAGCTGGGGCGGCTCCGTCGAGGTCGGAGCGGTCGCAGTCGGTGACGAGACGGACGCAGACGCCGCTGGGGCAATCAGTGGCGTCTTGTGCTCTGGAGCAGGTTGTCGCGCGTCGATAGTGTCTTGCAGATCGTCAACGCTGACGCCGACCCCGCTAAGGGTGCGGCCTTTGTCGTCCGTCGCCGAAGCCTGCGTCAGATCATCAGCCATGTGTTACCCGAGGCGCTTGGCCAGCGCAGGATTCCTGTCTAATTCGGCTTGCCATTCCGGCACAGTCGGCCCGATGCGATGCGGATCGCTCGGATCGTGAATACTCGCCAGACATCGCGTTTGCTCAATTTCCGTGAGCAGCGAGAGTTTCGCCTCGATATCGCGGATGTCGCTCGCGGCATCCTGACATGCGTGCCAGTCACCCGCCTTTACTTTCGAGGCGAGATACGCAATCAGCGAGGCTTTCTGTTCGAGCAGATCAGCCTTCGTCGCGGTCATGGATGTCACCGCCCCAGTAAATTCGCCAAATTCGCCGCATTATAGGTCTCGGCTGTTCCTGACACCGTCGAAGTCTGTGGTACCCACGCCTGACCATACGCTTGGCGCTCCATCGCTTGATTGAACTGGGTCAACTGCTTCATCGCTTCCCGTGCTTGTTGTGGCGGGATTTGCTTCGCAACTGATGCCTCCCGCTCTGGCATCACGCGGAGAAAGGGCGGATCAGCACATCGATGCGCGTGAGGTCCGCATCTTTCGGCATGTCGCCGCCCATCACGGCCCCAATGGCCGCCGCCTGCGAATCCTTCGCCACGACAGCCTTGGGACCGAAGAGCAATTTCTCGATCGCGCCGTCTTCGGCCTCTTTCTTGGTGGGTTTCTGCACAATCGCGACTTCAAATAACGGCATCGTGATTACTCCTGCGTGTGTGGCTGGGTTTGTGCGGCCAATTCGCTCTCATGGGCCTGCTGCGCGCCCTGTTGCTGCTGTCCCACCGCCGCCGCATGCGCCGCCAGTCGCACCTCGTGCTGACGGTCCAGTTCTGCCTGCTCAGCCTCGTGTTGCAGTTCCAGTCCGGTTGAGAGCCGCTCTTCCTGCGCTTCGGCCTGCACATCCAGCGCGCTTTTCGCGGCGGCGATGCGCGCCACCGCAATCGCATTCGCATTCTTCATCTCTTGCAGATGAATCTCTTTCTGGGCCTCGAACTGCGCCATCTGCACATCAGCCTGGGCTTTGATTTCTGCGGAGCGAATCGCGCCCTGTTGCTCGGCCTGCTTCGTCTGGATGAACTGCTGCGCTTTCTGCAATTCCTGCTGCAAAAACTGCATCTGCGCCTGCACTTGGGGCGGCACTTGGCCCTGTTGGTCCTGGTCCTGCAACGCGGGCGGCAGCGCCTTGCGCAGTTTCTCAGCGATTTTGTGCGCACCCGGAAACGAAAGCTGCTCGACATAATCCGGCGTGGCGACGGCGGCCATTTCGGGCGGCAGATGCGGAATCAACTGCCCCAGCGCCATCGCGCCTTCTTCGCGCTTCGTTGCCGTCGCTTTCCCCACGGTGACCGTCACCGCATAGCGGCCATGATTCAGGTCGTAGAACTTGTAGAAGCTGCCCTGGATGCGCGCCATCTCCGGCGTGACGCCCTCCGGCGCGCGCTGCGGCACGCCATTCTTCCCTTCAGAGAAGGGTTGCCCCACCATGACCTGTTTCGGCTCATCGTCCATGCCGAGAATCTGCAGAATTTGTCCTGGTCTGGTGATTTTCGGGATCACTTCCAGCATCAGTTCCGCCGCGTAGATGCGCGCCCGCCGCACGTTGTCCGGATAATTGCTGTTCGCCAAGTCGCTCTGCATCTTCAGCGCTTCCAGGGCGCGGCCAGAACGCTCATTCGGATGGCTATTGCCGAGACTGGCATCTCCGGTGCTCGTCGTGGCTTTCACTGCTTCTTCCGACATCCGCATCAGTTCGACGGCGGCTTGAATCGGCGCTTCGGTCACATCAGGCAACGGCGCTGGCAACGCGCGGCCTTGGTCGTCCCACGCATCATACGGCAGGTAGCTGTGATTGAACATCGTCCGCGTTTGCCAGATCGTCTGGTAATTCGCGACACTCGCCGCCGGAATCATCGGCGCTTTCTTGCTGGACAGCGCAAAAATCTCCATCGCCCCGCTGTAGGTGTAGTTGATCATCCGCTGCGCATCCATCCCCTCATCGATGATGCCGCGCAACACCGGCTTGCCGTCCACGTTCAGTTCTTCGCCGAGAATCGGGATGATGGGAATGCGCGACCCCGCCCAACTGTAGGACTCCAGCGATTCCACGGCGTTGATTTTATCGCACAGCACATGCGGCACGCGCATCACGCGCTCGCGCTTCACCTGCGCCTTGGTATAGGTGGGCCCGCCTTTCACTTTCTCCACGATGGTGCCGTCCTGCAGCTCACAGAACGTGCGCGTCTCGTATTCGATGCGCCAGTATTCCGCGATGCGAATGCTCTCGTCCGTCACCCAACCCGGCATGTCGCCGACGGTCATGAATTCTTCCAGACCGCGCACATCCGCATCAGGCCAGCGCCGCGTGAATTCATCCTTGTCGAGATCGTCCACGATGAACAGGAACTGCATGTCCGAACGCGTCGGACGCATCGCACTCGGATCCGGATACACCGTCAGATTGTTCGTGATGCGCTCTTCCCGAATCTCCTGATCGAAGACTTCCGGATCGTTCGGGTCACCGTCCCAGGTCTCATGCACATACTCGGTGCGCAACCGGAACCAGCCAAGGCCGCCTTCGATCGCGCCATCGGCGGCCCATTCCACGGGCGATTCGCCGCGCGCATTGTTCTGCACGCGCCGCATGTAGCCTTTGTAGATTTCAGCGACTTCGTCGTTGGCACCCTGGCCGTTCGGCATCACCTCGAAACCGAAGTCGGCATTCTTGATGGTGTTGCTGGTCTGTCGCACCGGCTGTGAGAGCCGGTCCACCACCATGCACGGCCGCGGCGGCTGGGCGGGCATACCGGCAATCGCCTGAGCCCCTTCGCGCTGCGCTTTGATGGGCGCTGGCCACTGATTGCCGGCGCGAAATTCTTTGGCCGCGACAATGCGCCGACGCTGCGCATCGCTCGCATCCGCGCACTTCAACCAACGACGGCGCGCCTCGGCGATCAGCGCGGAGGGTGCGCTAGCCATGCGTGATCATCGCCGGCCAGCCATGCGCGTAGCGTTCATGCTCGACCACGCTCAGCGCCACCGCCGTATCGGACATCGCAGACACGATGAAACCGCACGCGAGGCACCGCGCGCATACGATTCGCACACACACAGGCGTCACGGGCGCCATCCGTTTTCCAGTCGGCGCACCTGTTCACGTTGCGCTTCGATGTCTGGCATCGCCTCGCGCATGATGTCCCGCCAGACTTGCGGATTCTTCTGCGCGTCCAGCAACCGACGTTGAAAGCGCGGCGCGCAGGCCTGCAACTCGAAATAGCTGAACATCGCATCGAGCAACTGATGGTCTTCGCCAATCCTCAGCCCACGCCAGATGCTCTGCGCCACTTTCCTCCACTTTTCTCTACCTTGGATGACAATCGTCAGCAACCGAAACCGATCACGCTCGCACTCGCGCATGAATTCCTGCACGGCATCATGCAATGCTTGCTCACGATGCGTGCTCGGATGATCCGAGATCGGCAGGTTCGGGAGGCGCAGAATGTCAGACACGCAGCACCCAGCGCAATCGCTGCCATCGGGTCATCGCGCTGATGGCATGCGTGTGACGCGCCAAGATGTCGAGTTGTTCTTGCACCCATACCAGTTCGTCAGCCATCGCTTGCACGCGATCCGCCAACAGCATCACACGCCCCGCCAGTTCCTGACCCGCCGCGAGCAGGTGCTGATCCTGCTGAATCAGCGTCTCGACCAATTCCTCGACATCCTCGAGGCGATCCGACAGCCGTTCGGTCACTGTGCGATGCGTGCGCTGTTCCACCCCGTTCATGGTTGCCCCATCCTACACCGGTTCACGCCCAGACCGCCGTTTCGCCAGCCGAATCTTGCGCAACGGCTCGCTGCGCCGCTCCAGCGCATGCGCCGCCAGCACCGGCCGCACACTCCCGATCGCGTGAATCATACGCCCGCAGTGCGGACACGGACTCGCCACCGGCTGCGCCGACCCAGGACACCGCCGCTCCGGTCGCATGTCATCCCATCCAACCGGTCAACCCAATCGCGGGCGGCTTCGGAGGCGGCACCGGCGCCTTCTCCGGTTGCACCTTCTGGGCAAACGTCAGACACAACGCATCGCCCTCATCCGGCGACGCCACATCACGCGCCTTCATCTCTTTTTTTGATTCGAGCCAGATGCGCTGCTGCAAGTCTTCACGCAGCCCCGGTGCCGTCAGGTCATTTTCGAGCCGCGCGTCTTTCGGAATCGCGCCCACCAACAGCCAGTCCTTCATCTCGGACCACATGAAATCGCGCATGTAGCGCATCTTCGGATTCGGCGAGTCGGCCCCGAAGTTCACTTCGAGCACGTTCTTGAATCCGAGATTCCGCAGCCGCGTGCCCACCGCGCCCGCGATGCCGGCGCTATCCAAAAACAGCATCGCGACGCGCTGCCCCTGATACGTGTTACTCAGCACATCCGCTAACCGGTTCGTGAGCACGCC